TTTAGCTGGCGTGTGGCTTCTGTTTGTTTTTCCCAATGGAGAACCCTCGCGTGGAACTATCTTTCTTCCCTCTTTATCAGCATTCCACTTCTCGGAAAACCTTGCCATAGCATCGTTGTATTCTTTCCCCTTGAGATTTAATATTCCGTATTTTTCATTAAATGCTGAAAGTAATGCATCTCTTTCAGGGTCTTTCTTAGGTGTAGATTCAACCTCTTTAGGTTGAGGCTTTGCTTGTGGCTGCGGTTTAACTGCATCTTTTTCTTTCAGGTTCTTTAGAAAGTCACCGCTAGAACCACCAGTAAAGTAACCAACAATATCTTGGTTTCCGTTGTTTCTATTTTGATAGCTTTTTTTAAGTGAATCTTTTTCCATATATTTAATTTATTAATGTTTGACTGAACTTTAGTGCATTGTCCCACCTATTCTTTAGGCCATTCCAGAACTTAGCTCTTGCGCCTACAGGAGGAGCAACACGAATCTCGTAAGTTTCTCTAGCGATACGCAACTTTTCAAGAAGTTCTGAAATGTTCTTAATTGCTTTAGCAAGAGTTGTTTTTGTAATAGGCCCGAACTTCCCGTCATCTGCAATCTGTAGCGCAATCTGCAAGATTCTTAATGCACCCTTGGGACCGCGATTAAAAGCAGCATCCCGCAGGAATGCTTCGATAGCAGGCTCCTCTGTCCACGCTTTAACGACATCAGTGTATTCCACTAGATACTTCTTGATATAATTCTCAGCGTGAGCGTGTCTATTATTATCCAATAATGACTTGATATGGTTAGCCGCTTTAGGATGATACCTATCGTTGATCCCAGCTATCTCAAATGTTCCACCGCCATCAGCTTTGGGTAGTAGATATACTTTAAGTCTGCCTAGTTTGTCACGCCTAGCCTCTGACTTCAGAATAAAGTCAGCCATCTCTAGCCGTTCTGCTGTCGTAGAAACCCTCATTAGAATTCAGCTTGTCCCCTTATCTCGCCTTTAAGCGGGAAGATTGATGCCTTAAACTTTATGCTATCAATTAAGCGAACAAGAAAGGAACGATCATCTACTATAGGCGTAACCTTAATCGGGTTCTCATACCACACATGGCTAGGATATGGGATAGCAGGCATACTTGTTGCGGTAAAGATTAGGAAGATACCTAGAAACTTTTTAACTGGCTTGGCCTTTCTTACTTCAGCATTAGGGTTAAACAATCCACCCGGTCTTGTTCGTCTGATATTCTTTCTAGCCTTAACCCTCCCGTAAACAGCAAGCCCAGCACCAACAGCTTCCATCGCTATCGTTACAATATCCGTCAACTCTTCATTAATAATATCAACCTTGAACCACTTCAAGGCTTGAGCTAAAAGCATAACAACGATTCCGATAATCGTCCGGCTCTGCCACCATGCCTTCTCCTCTGTCATTTATCGGTCAGCTTGGCAAGAGCAAGCTCGATAGCGAGGTTGACCGTGCGATTAGAAACATTGATACCCTCTTTAACAGCGGCATCTTTAATCTTATCTACAGCAATCTTACGCTTCTCATCGCCGCTCTTATCTGAGGTTAGCAATGAAGACACGACTTCCATAGCGATAGGAAGAAGTTCTTTCAATAAAGAAGTAGCAGACTCCCGAAGGATCGGAATGATGAACTCAATAACAGACTTGGACGCTCCAGTAATAGCGGAGATGGCTTTAATAAGTAGTGATTTCATTTGTCTTTTTTATCGTTGTTTCGTTTTTCTACCATTACAATAATTGATACGATAGCTGCAATCGTCCCGAATACAAGTGAACTAATACGCAACCACTGCTCTACATGCGGCAAGATAGAGATAACTACAGCTAGTAAACTTGTGATGGAACCCATAATTCCAGTATGGTGCGGGTAAGTTGGTGGGTCAATATTCATTAGACAATATTCATTTCAGTTCTATCAATAAAATCAAACATTATTAGGCTCTGGAAGATTACTGAAATCAACTTCGTTTGCCAGCTTTGCAATCGTTCCTTCGGGCGGTTGCCAGTCCTCAAGATTACCACTCCAGACTACAAGGTTGACCAACCATCCGCCTTCTTTATCAAGTATTGCGTAAGTGTCCATTTTAGAAATATGTAGTTACAATGACGATACCTTGCGCTCCATTTCCTCCATCACCGGAAGAAAGAACGCCGTTTTGTGTTCCTTGGCATCCTCCTCCACCACCGCCACCGCCATAGAGTCCCCCGTTTCCGCCTTGGCCTCCCTTTATAGTAAATGCCCCAGCCCCACCGCCACCACCGCCTCCAGCGTGAATGTATGATCCCATTGTTCCTCCATTTGACCCAGTTGCGCCTTCGGTTTGTCCGCCTAATGCTTGTCCGCCAGATGAAAGAGGATTGTTTCCGAGAACCCATTGACCGTTTCCTCCGATAAACCATGAAGTCGAATTAGCACCTCCACCACCACCACCGCCTGCTGCTGAAATTGTAGATGTGCCTCCAGCCCCACCAGCCGCCGCTCCACCGCCAGCCCCACCGCCACCTCCCGGATTTACATTGCGTCCATTTGATGAACCTGCCGTTCCATTTGGAGGGCCACCAGCCAAACCACCTCCAGCATATACCCAAGGATTAAATACATTTCCAGAAATTGCTCCGAAAATTGAATCTCCTCCAGCAGTTCCAGTAATATTTTGAGAGTTTGCTGTGCTATTTCCAATTCCTCCTATTCCACCAGCACCTACAGTTACAGATTCAGTCGCCGAAAGAAAAGAAGCAGGGATTTGGGTTCTAAAAGTTAGACCACCACCAGCTCCTCCACCACCGCCATGAGTTCCAGCATTAACTCTTCCAGAAGCCCCACCACCTCCTCCAGCGATAACAAGAACATCTACTAACCTTGCTCCTGCTGGCTTCGTCCAAGTTCCAGATGAGGTGAAGATTTGAACATCGGTAGGTGTGGATGTTCCAGCGGGGCCAGTTGCACCTGTGGCTCCAACTCCTGTTGCTCCTGTCGCGCCATCCGAACCAGCTAATCCAGTAGCTCCAGTAGCACCCGATCCTGCTGGGCCAGTAGCTCCAGTTAATCCAGTAGCGCCAATCCCTGTGGCTCCTGTAGCCCCAAACCCTCCAGTTGCGCCAGTTGCTCCAGTCGCACCATCACTCAAGTCTCCAGCATATAGCCAATCAGAAAGATTTCCGTTATTTGCTATTCGCGTATATAGTCCAGATGGATGTCGATTAATTAAAGGGATTCCAGTTGACTCAAGAACGATATAAACAGAACGAAGCGGAGGATTGTTAAGCGTTATAGGAAGATCGTTGTAGGTTTGAACTTCGCCAGAGATTCGTCCGCTTCCATTAATAGCAGTCTCGTATGTATTCTGGACTACCTTGTATAAAAGATTCCACCTCCCGTCTCCGCGAGTTGGCGGATTAGGCCCAGTGTTAATTGCAATCTTGGCGATTAGATTGTTTTCGGAATCTCCGAATTGTGGTGTAAGTGGCATTAATTAAAAATATCAAGCTAATTTGATTCCTGCAAGGTTGTCTTACATTTTGTAGTCGTTCCAATTATTCCGTGAATTCCTCCGTATCTGGAAAGTGTAAGCCAAGTTCTAATATTTGCTTATCGCATTCGTCTTTTGTTCCCACGAATAGGACGCTTTGAGTTGCGATTGATTCGTCTGTTTGCTCGTAAAATACAATTATTTTCTCGGCATAAACCAATTTCCAATTACCAGTAGAGTCATCGTATGACCAACCATTTTCGTTAGGTGGAATTATCATGGCACTGTTACGGAAAGAGTTGAGTTTGCTGAATTATAAGTTGCCGTTGTTCCAACTGGAACTCCAGTTAGGGTTACTGATGCGTAAGAATTGATTGTTGTTCCTTGGAAAAAACGAAATTCTGTTGTCCCAGACGGAAAAGTTCCAGTAAAAGAAACAACCAATGTAGATGATCCAAATGATGCCGTTGGAGTTATTGAGCCAAATGCTCTAGTAACCCGTAATGTTCCGCTGCTGATTTGAGTTGATCCTGTGTATGTAAGATTGCCTGAAAGAGTCTGAGACCCACTTCCCATTTTCCTAAGTGAGCCAGATCCGCTAATTACGCCAGAGAAAGTATTGATTGTGCCAGTAAGAATTACTAAATTGTAAATTCCAATATTAATGTTTCCAGCTCCAGCTATTGCTGGCAGATTTTGGTTTGCCCCTAAAGCAAGTGTGCCAGCATTTACGGTAATTGGCCCTGTTGTTCCAGAGAATGTGCCAGAGAGAGTGAGTGTGCTGACTGCGTTTTTGATCCATTGGCCAATGCCCGTAATTGTTCCAGAGAGAATTTGGTCGGCGGTGCTGGAGTAGATGAAAGAGCCTGTATTTGCGATACTCCCAGAATAATTACCCGATCCGAGTTGGCCAGTGCCGCTAATCGTGAGCATGCCTGCGCTAATGGTTGTCGTGCCTGTGTATGTGTTGTTGCCAGTGAGGGTGAGCGTTCCAGTTCCAATTTTTGTGAATGATCCCGAACCAGTTATTTGTCCAGTTATCGTAAAACCAGAAGTTGTATTTCCAAAACTTGAGTTTGTGGAAGATGCTAATGTAATAATTCCTGTGTAAATTGGAGTGTGAGAAGCAATTACGGATGAATTGTAAAGCGCACCATTACCATTCGGCCCAGCACCGCCATTGAGCGTGATATTATTGTTGATTGTCGGGCTTGTGTATGTTTGAAATTGCGCCCCGCTGGCAATGTCTATTGCCGCAGTTCGCAGCGGCAATCCTCCTATTCCATCCTGACCAACTATTCCATTGAGGATATTTATTTGTCCGAGGCTTGTTCCTGCTGTCCCATTAAAATAAAGAGTCCCAGCAACATTGAGATTCAATGTCTGTCCGCCACCATTTAGAGTTCCCGTTTGTAAATTGATCTGATTTGTTCCGAGTTTTGTTATTGTGCCTGTTGCCGCAAGTGTTATGGCTCCACTTACAGTGAAAATGTTAGCACTTAAATGGTAAGCAAGATCACCTCCATTCAAAGTGGTTGTTCCTAAAACTTTTGCAGTAATGTTTGTGCCGTTGCCAATTTGCAGAGTTCCCGCATTGACTGTAGTTCCGCCAGTGTAGGTGTTGGCTGCGGTAGTAATTAGTGTGCCTGTGCCGTTTTTAATAAGACCTATCGCGCCAGAAATAACTGACGAAATAGTTGTCGCAGAGTAAACCATGAACTGGCGAAAAGCACTTGTCGCAGATGTAATTGTTCTTACTGCGTTTGCACCAACATTCGCCGCACTGGAATCTGTTAATTTCATCCTACAATAATGTAAAGAGTATTAACAGTTGGAGTTACAATTGCGTTGTATGCCGCTTGCGTGATTTGCACCATGTTAAGCAGTTGAGTCCCGCCTTGAGCCGCAGTCGTGTCTGAAAGAACAATATTGGCTGGGGTAGAACCAGTTGCTCCCGTAGAACCTTGAACACCAGTTGCTCCAGCCAATCCTGTCGCACCAACTAAACCACTAGATACTATTGCAAATATAAGTTGGTGGTTATTAGCAAACCCAGTTGTTCCTGTTCCAGCAGAAGTGACTAATGTTGATGGTATTGAAATGTAACTATTTAAAACAATTGTTGGCGTTGCGCTAATTTCCCATGTCTGAAAATTATTTGAGTTATTTTGATCTTGAATGACAAAAGTGTCCCCAGTTTTGAATAGTGGGAAAAAGACATCAATATCGTTACCAAGCGCATCGATGTGCGAAAGTGTTATAGATGTTGCTGAAACCTGTGATGCGTTATTCCAGAATAAGTGTCCAGTTGTTGGAACTCCACTTGTTTGATTTGCATCAGCTTGATAATTATAAAAAGTAGCAGATTGTCCAGCTAAACCTGTAGCTCCAACTAAACCAGTTGCGCCAGTTGCGCCAGCACCAGTTGCACCAGTAGACCCTTCTAGACCTGTAGCTCCAGTTGATCCAACTAAACCAGTTGCTCCTTCCAATCCAGTAGCTCCAGTTGCCCCTGTGCTACCTTGCGTTCCAACTCCCGTTGCGCCAGTTAAACCAATTAAACCAGTCGCTCCAACATTTCCTGTTATACTTATTGCCCAATTTGCATAATTAGTACCAATATTCCCAGCGATATCAACTTCAACAGTTAAAGAATTGCCTGTATAAACTGTTATTACCCCCTCCATGTAATAACTGGGTTCATTTCCTGCTAAATCAGTGATTATCACTCTATTACCAACAGTAAAAGCAGATAATTCAGGATTCACTATGAATGTTTTTGGCCCATATCCAATCACTATAGATGTCCCTGATGTTAATTTATATCCTAATCCTGTCGCGCCAGTTACTCCAGTCGCACCAACCCCAGTAGCTCCAGTAGTACCATCAACGCCCGTAGCACCTGTAGCTCCCTGCAAACCTGTAGCTCCTGTTGCACCATCAACGCCAGAGACTCCTGTCGCGCCCGTGCTTCCTGTAGCTCCGTCATTGCCAGCTACTCCAGTAGCTCCCGTGCTACCTTGTCCACCAGCGATTCCTGTAGCACCAGTCGCTCCGTCTAACCCATTGGTTCCTGTAGCACCATCCGCCCCAGCAACGCCCGTAGCCCCGGTTGATCCTGTCAAGCCTTGAGTTCCAGAAGCAATAAGCCTCCAAGAAAACCATGTGTTAAGATCAAATGTAGCTGACACTCCTTGCACAAATGGAGTTGCTCCTGAGAAATTTCCGTAATGACGAAGATTTATTACATCGCCAACCTCAAGTTTGAAAGTAGAAACAACATTTTGCGTGTAAAAAGAAGACGAAGCCGTATTAGCAGTTTGACCAATAATATTTTGTTCTGCAAGTGGAGGACGAGTAACATCAATCGAGGCAACTTTGTTATTTGCGGCATTCCATGTTGCCGCGTTCGGATTTACCGAGAGAGTGAACTCAAGTTGATAAAGCCCAGCTTGAGCTACTACGAAATTTGTTGATCCAGCCGTATGCGTAATTAATCCATTGTCATTGTTCCAATCCGCATCTTGGTCAAATGTAATATCAGTACTCCCATTTGTTAAATTTTGGTTTGCGCTTTTGTAATAGGTAGCTTGATAAAGAGGAGCAGTTGTGCCAGCAGGCCCGGTTGCGCCCGTAGCTCCGATTCCAGTCGCTCCAGTTGAACCTTCCAGACCTATTGCACCAGTTGCCCCAGTCGCACCATCTGCTCCAGAAACCCCAGTAGCACCAGTCGATCCATCGTTTCCAGCTATCCCTGTTGCTCCCGTGGAACCAGTTGCTCCATTAATGCCAGAAATTCCAGTTGCCCCTGTCGCTCCGTCTGTTCCTGCTGTTCCAGTAGCTCCTGTGGCTCCACTAGACCCAGTGGCACCAACAGAACCAGCAGGGCCAGTTGCACCTGTGGCTCCCGTTCCACCGCCACCCCCACCGCCATTAACAGCAGTAGAGTATGTGTTAGCGGCAATCTTCCAAAGAAGATTATGCTCTCCGTCCCCAACCTTTGGCTTTGTCTCGCCTGTGTTCTCGGCGATCTTTGCAAGTAAGTTGGATTTAGAATCGTTGGTGTTAGGAGCTATTGCCATATTACATTAAACCTGCACGGTTGCTAAGTTGTTTAGCGTAATTCTCTTCTTCTCCCTCTTCTTCCATCCCTTCCTCTTCCATTTCCTCTTCTTCCATTTCTGGTTCCTCGGATTCTCCGAGAGCATAACCATCAACAGAGCCAAGAGCGAATTGTCCATTACCCATATAACGAACTTTAGCGAGAACTTCTTTCTCCTCACCCTCTTCCATTCCTTCAAAATCAAAACCTTCCGGTGCTGTAAAATTAGTTTCCATATTTCCTCCGTTACAAACAGGGCATCCTTTACTTTTGCAACCACATCCTCCACCCATACCTATAATGAGAGCGATACCTTTTTCTTTCATTGGTTTTTAGGTTTAAGTGCGGTGGGGGATAGAACCCCACCACACTTATTATTGTTTAACCAGACCGACTCTTACGAGCAGGATTGATAAAGCGTAGCAGGCGAGCAACGGAGATGCATAAGAGCATAACCCCACTCGACACGCTTCGGCTGAGAACCTTGCATGAACAAGGCGTAGAAGTAGCCATTAACACCAAGGATGTTATTAGCATTGTCCTTGTTGTTGATCCACATGAACTCACCGCGATAGTTGACAGGATCGAACTTCAGACCCGAGCCGGGGCTGGTGATGACCTGAGCAACACGCGAAGTGAAGACATGCGGGTTGTAAATGAAGCTGACTTCGTAAGCGGCAGAGCGATAAGCCGGATTCACGACAGCTTTGTTGCCAGTGCTGGCAGGGCTGGTTGTGAAGAACGGAACACGCTCAAACGCGCCATCAACGAAGTTGTAGCGAGGAGCCTGACGATCAACCAAGTGGACATAACCACTGTAGCTGAAAGCAGCGCCGAAAGGCTTGATAAGCTCGTCAACCTGCGAAGAGAAACGCAAGTCCTGACGGATGTCAGCGTTCTGCTTCTTGAGGTAGTTGCTCGTTTCAGGCGAGCAGATGAGAGCGTATTGAGGCTCACCGTCAACCATTGCGTAATTGCCTTCAGCGGCATCACGGGAAAGGTCGAGGTAGAACTGATCAAGGATACCTTGGTCGAGCGCATAGGCAGGAGCCACGGCAGGGAACGCTTGGTTGGTTCCGCTGCTGGACATCGCCAGCGTATCAGGCACATCAAGAACAACCTTGTTGCCAGCGAGACGAGAGAACTCATCACGGTAGCGGTTGCTCCAGAACCACTGACTGTTTTCTTTGAGGACTTTGACCTCACCAGCCAATTGCTCTTCAGCCTTCCATGCAGTGCGAAGATCGTTCACACAGAAACCGGGCGAACGAATAGCAGCCTGTTGGAGGTTGTAGGAACGAAGGGTGCGAGCAAACTCAACAACTTGAGGAGTCGGGTTGCAGTTGTTGCCAGAACCATCGTTAGTTCCCACATCGGCCCAAGCAGTGCTGGAGGCGTTAGGAACGGTGGTGCGCTCTTGAATGAGCGTTTGGATGGATTCGCCCATGCCAGCAGGGAATGTGTCCTGCTTGATGAGACGGTTCCAAGGGTCGGTAGCAATGAGCTTGGCGGCGATCATCTCGCCGATACGCCCTGCTTCCTGTTGAAGCTGATTGTTTACATCAGCAATATTGTATTGAGACATATTATTATCTTTCTATTTAAGTTAAATTTAGTTTTGAATCCAAGTCGTCGTTTAGTTGCCCAACTTAAACTCGGTTTATTTTCCTTTACTGAGCCAGTGTAAAAGCCTTTCGGTGTTTATAAGCTCGGATTTATTTTGTTACTGATGTTAAGGAATCAGCGATCCATAACATTTTTTTCAACAGCTTAGTTATGCTGCATCGCAACTAATATGTGAACAAAGCAATATTTGCAAGTTAATTTTAACTACTTTTTCGTTTTCTTTTTTTTGCTTCTTCCAGTCTTTTTTCCCTCGCTGGAGATTCAATGAATTTTTCATAAGCCAAACTTAATGCTTCGGGGGCAATTTCAGTTGTAAGTTCTGTCAAGGAATCTGCAAGATCGTAAGGAGCGCCAAGCGGCCCTCCGCGAACGGCAAGCCTTCTTAATCTCCCTGCAACCGACTTAGGGTCTGGAGTTGAAACCCCGACTCGCTTCTCGTATTCACCCATCGCTGCTTCGGCAACAGGCTCAATTGCCGCTGAAGCTATTCCAGATGCAAGACCTGATGCAGCGCCTTTAGCAACACCCATCGCTGTTCGCTTTGCTGTTTCTTTTGCGGCCTGAACAATCGGGTATCCCTTGCCAACTTCTTTGTATCCCATAATTGGATTAGGCTTACCTTCAAACGCACGAACCTCTGCCGCATTTAGTTGGCGAACTGTTTCTCCAGTAAATGGGTCGTATGGTCTATGTGCAAAATGTCTACTAGCAACATATTTCTTTGTAACTGGGTTATATTCACCACCGGCGACCATTGGTCTTTTAGATTCAAAAATAAATCCCTTACTATCTTTAGGTAGATAATTTTCAAGAACTTTCCCTTTTTGAAATGATGGAAACTCTGTTTTCCTTGTTAGATCAAATCCCCCAATCTTACCCGCCCCAACCCTGCCAACTGGAGAGGCCCTAACAACTTTATCTTTTAAGTAATCGTCAAACGCCTCTTGGTTTACTGCGCGATAATACGCATCTTTATCGGCAAGCTTTTCAGCAAAAGGATTCTTCTTGTAAAGATTCTTAACTTTTTCTTTGGCCTTTTCTTTTATGCTTTTCTTTTCGGACATAAAGATTAAATAAATTAAATGTTTATGTTTTTCAAGAAAAAAAGGACTGCCTAATTAAAGCAGTCCTCTTTCTATTGAATCTGAACTTATTTTTTTATTAGTTATGCAACCATTCTCCCGACAAGATTCTTAACGAAGTCGTCTGTATCCATCTTTGCGTAGTTGGTCGGCTTGTTTGATTCTGCTGGAGTTCTGGGGGAATTCCCACCAGCAGCAGGAGCAGAGCCACCGCGAAGTTTGACATTGTTTTCCTTGGTTTCCTTCAGCTCGTTCTGTAATGACTTAACTGTATCAATCAAGTCTGGAAGAACAGCAGCTCCAAGGATGCCATATACTTTAAGGTTTTCAGGCCACTCGTCGTAGCTCATTACTTCTTGCTGAAGTTTAGCGATGTCTGGTCGCTTGTCTTCTGGAAGAAGATTGTAAACCTTCTCGGTCATCTTCGGAACAACCTCTTGAATTGCTGATTCCCGTTGAGCGAAATACTGCTTGTGGAACTCCTGTTCTTCTTGCTGCTGACGCTCCATAGAAGCCTTATATGCCTCTTTAGAATTAGCCTCCAACTCCTCCTTGCGTTTCTCAATCTGAAGCAGGTTGTCAGCAAGATTCCAAACCTTCGTCTTGTCTCGCTCTGACCAATCAGCCATCAACGCTTCAAGTTTCTGAGGATCGCCGTTTGTGTCTGCTTGTAGGGCATCAATCAAATCAGAGGTTTCAACTTTATTCCGTTGAGCAAAGAATTCAGCACCCTCGATAATCTCGTTGATAGGTTCGGAAACATACTGCTTCCATTCCTTTGTAGCCTGAACACGGGTCATGTATAGCTCGCCATCCACGGCTTCACGCTCACGCTGAATTTCTTCAATCTGAGTCTTTAGGTCTTGGACTTCCTTACTAGCTTCCTCGTATTCGCTTCCTTTAGCCTTGAGTTCAGCAAGCTCTTTCTGAGCCAGCTTGAGTTCTTTTTCTGCTGACTTCAGTTCCTTCCAGCGAATCTTTTCTTTTTCGCCAGTTGGCTCTGCCTCGGCAGAAGCATCTGTATTAGCTTCTTCAGTTTTTGCCCCCTCATTAGTTCCAGATTTGTCAGTATTTTCGACCTCTTTTTTAGGGGCTTCTGTATTTTCTGGAGCAGGCTGAGTTGGATTTGACTTCGGCTCTTCCTTGGGAGGGGTGACGCTGAGATCATTGGATGCAATAGAATCAAGCGCACTGCGGAGATTTGTGATCGCCGAGTCCGTTGATGCTGGTTCTGTTGGTGTGGGTGTCGGTGTTGCTTGGTCGGACATATAAGATAATAATTTTTACTTAATCTTGGCGCGATGACGCTCACCCCAAGATTTCTTAGTGGTAGCTGTCTTCTTGCCAGATGTTGCCATTGGTTTCTTTGCTGCTGGTGCAATGCGTTTTTCTGTTGCCATTTTCATATTTTTACTCCTGTTGGTTGTTTGTTTGTGAAAGCCTCTCAGCTTCCATGATTTCGTCCTCGGTGTATAACCCTGTGGACAAAAGTTTCCTGCGAGCTTGAATGATATATTCCTTATCCAGATCATTCAACTTCTTTGGATTGATTCTAATCAATGAATTAAGTTTGTTTTGAAACTCTTCGGAACCGATGGCTTTAGCGGCCTCAATATCCGTTGGAGCTTTAGGGGCGCATTCTTGTCTAACAATAATAAATGCTTCTTTAAGAACTGGGTTGTCTAGTAGTTTCTCCAATTGAGATACCTTGTCGGCATTCATTTGGAATAGTTGTCTTTGTGTCATATTCTAATTCCCTGCGATTGTATCTTGCTGGCTGCTTCTGCGTCACGGATTGCCATCTTTTGGTTGGCATCCTGCTGGCGCATAATCATTCTCTGCTGGTGCATTTGCATATCCATCTCAAGTTTCGCCTGCCGCTCGGCTCTCTGTGCCTCTATTTTAGCAAGCGTGGCTGGATCAATTTGCTGTTGACCTTGCGCCAAATTCGCATCTTCCATTCCGCTCAACATGGATTGCTGTTCTTGTTCAGCCATTAGCTTCTGAACTTTCAGCGTTCCGTTGTGCAAAATTTCGTCTGCGTTTTGAAGAACCTTGCGGTATAGCGCGGATTCCTCACGCATTGCAGGGTCGCCAGACAACCTCTCGACATGCTGTGCGACATGAGCATTAAGCGCATTGATTCCCTCAAGCATCGGAGCAAGTTGCATTGGGTCAACTTGCAAGGCTTCTTGCGCCTTTTCAATAATCGGGTTGAGTGCTTCGATGTGAACCTTCGCGTGAACCAAATCATTCTGCCCATCAAGAACCATGATCTGACCACCAGTAAGGAGTGAGTTATTTTCGAGTTGAGCAATAGAAGCATCCATTGTTGGCTTCTCGGATTCACCGGGCTGGATAGCATATCTCGACGCATTCTCGTAGCCAGCAGTCTCGGAAGCAATATCCCAAATAAGGTTCTGCTTTCCGTAGTCTGGAAGGCTACCAAAGATTCCCATCAATCTATCGAACGCAACCATTCTTGCTGCTTCCGATCCAGCCCCAACAGGTTTAACGACTCTGAGTCTATCTGTATCCAAGTTGAAGAAGGCTTGCAGGTAACGATCTTTTGCACCGAATCCTTCAGCACCACGGCGAAGGAGGCGTTTATGGAGTTCAATGATATAATTGCCACCCGGCTCCCGTGCATCGTAATCCTTGCGCTTCATTCGGCGAATCATTTCGCGCATCAGGGATTCCCAAGGATCGAAGAAAAGATTCAAAGCTGACACGCTCATTTTAGCAATATTGCTAAGTTCAGCACGCACTTGTGTTGCGGACTTCTCAACCGATGTATTGATTAAAGATTCGGTATTGTATGCAGATGTTCTTTCTCTGAACAACTGTGTAAACGCACTAACAATCGGCAATGTCCCGTTAGATACATTGGGAACTATAGTATCCTTAATGACCTCAATTCCCGGTGAAAGCAAATTATAAACTCCATTCGGGATGAACTGCATCTCCTGCAATGCCGTCTCGTCTTTTGGTTGGAATGTAGGCGCACTACCGAAGGATGCAATCTCAAGAAGTGAACAGTATGCACGATTCAATGCTCCGTTAATTGCAAAGACATCGTAGCCCTGACCACGAACTCCGTGATAGTATCCGTTCGTTCCAACTCCGTAGGTAAAGACAGTATAAGCCTCGTAGCTATTATCGAATCTGCCGATTCTCTTAAACAAGAAGTCTTGCACCCCATTGTCATCGTTAATCATGTAGTGCGAAACCTTGCCGTCAAATTCAGTTACCCACAAATGGACAACACGAATTGACTGCTGGTTCGCAGCTTGAGTCGTAAAGAACAAGTCGTTATTACGAAGCTCCATCTCTAGCTTCTCCCAATCATACTGACGGAAGTTGTAATAATTGTTATTATTATTTACAGAAGATGTAATTGCTTTACGGCAAGCCTGAATATTGAATCCGTTAATCTGTGCAGTCTCTTCGTCTTTAATCAACTGGTAAAGTTGCGTAGGGGAATAGAATCGCAAGCAAGCGGCAACATCAATATTGTCCTGACCGATCTCTGTCTTACGAGGAATCTTGAAGTCAGACATATCCGTTGACTTCCAACGCCAGTCCCACTCATCATTGAACAACGACACACCAACTCCATGCTTAATAAAGCTATTGCAGAGCTTGAGATATGTAGGGAAGAAGTTGCGCCAAGAGCGAACAGCAGCGGTTACTTCCTGTGCTACAACTTGCTCAAGTTCGTCACGCTCCGTCTGGCTCCCGTAAAGAGTCGGGCAACGGAAGAATGTTTGAGGCGCATTAATGATGTCAACATACCCAGCAAGTGCCGTATCAAGAACTTGCTTCGCAAACCCCCACGACACATTGACTCGGTAGGATTGCCCTGCATTGATAAGCGCCCTCTCGTCGTAGGGGCGTTCGTTGTCGTAAGCAGCGTCAATCTTGCTGCGGTCAAAAGCTGAGACGGCATCCGCTCGTCGTAGAGTCTCCCAAATCTCATAAGCTGATTTAGCGTCCTTAATGCGGGATACCGGAGGCTTCCCGCTATTTGAAATTGTTTCTAGTCGATCACTCATTATTGTCTTCCTTTGTTGGTTTCTTTTGGAAGAACCTTAAGTTGGCTATTCGCTTCTGATAAATCCTCATCTTTTTCTCAAGTTCAGATTCATCAATATCTTCAATGCCTTCAGCGATCTCTTGCGCTTCCTCAACTGTTAAGTTCTTTGCAACTTTCATATCGTCTTTATTTATATTGTTCAACAATAACTTAACAAGTGAGCCATCTTTGCACCCGTGAACGAGAACTGCGTCCTCGCTTACAGGTTTGTTCCAATGGACATCCCACGCTAAATTAGAGATAGAATCACATACCATTTCTCCGTTAATATTGCGATACTTTTCTGTCCTCCAATTGTTTTGGATGAGATTAGATTCTTTCATCCGATTAACTACATACCACTGGATGATGTGGGTCCAATGCCTGTTAGATACAGAAAGGGAATTCAATACAGGTGCAGAACAGATTTTTGTGGAATACACTCCAACTTGAGCCATCCTGTGTCCTGTGACAGACTCAGGAACGAGTTCCCCGTTCTTGCCTTCATACACCCTCTCTTTAGCTCCAAGATAAATCAATGGTTCACGCTTCTCCTTAACCGCCCTAGTCGTGTCTGCGTAATATTCAAACGCAATTAGATCAAGCCAATTCTCTCGCATTGGAACAGTGTCTAGTTCAAACCAAAGAAACGCATCCGTCTCTTCATCCTTACGGAGATGAGCGCAAGCCTGCTGGAAGTAGAAGTTGCAAGACATAGGCCAACCCATCATCGTGTCTGGAATAATGCAAGCCTCAGAAGATTTGAACAAATGTTTAATTTGCTTTTCAAATCCAATGATGACTTCCTCGTTTTCTCTTGACCCAATAACTAGTAGGTCGTGTTCTTCGCCTACTGGAAATTTATTAATCGCACTGATGAAATCAGGGATCAAATGCCGATCATGTTTTGATACAGGAATAACTAGCTTCATATTAAAAAATCATCTCAAACTCAGCCGTGAATTTAATCGGCCTAGAAGGGATCGCATCATCAAACTCAAACCCGCTTACCTTCCTCCACACCCTCCGAGGCATAAAGAAACAATACTCGTAAATACCGCGAGAAATAACGAGAACTTTAAAACCCGCTCTTTCCACCCGATACGGAGTTCCCTCAACTGCCCTTTGCAAAGCCAGAGCAAGAGGAGATTTTGTAGGGTTACACTTAGTTCCATTGACATAATCTTCGGGTTTAACAATCACATCTAATAAAACAGATTGCCGATGTTCGTCAATATAAAGTTCTGCCCTCGTTTTTTGAAAACCAAGTTCCTTTAGTATGTTCATCACTTCCCCCATACTATTATAATATGACTTATTTTCAAGAAATAATTGAAAGAGTTTTATATTTTTGTAAAGTGAGCTAGATGAATTCAGCACCAATTTACGGTGATCCACTTGATGGATACCTTCACCTTTACGGGTTTAACTGGAAAAAAGGAACACACCAAATCGCAATCGAACTTGCGATGTTCAGAGAAAAGATTAAAGGGAGGATTCCTAAAGATACTGGTGGATACGATATATTCCATCACTTCCAAAGAATCGCCAAGGCTCTCTGGCCTGAGAAAGATAGCAAGTCAACAGTAAACTTCATCTGGCATCCTTGGGCAGAACGAATGATCCGAGCTGCTTGCAATCACGAATACCTTGCAATCGCTGGCTCTGGTGGTTGCGGTAAGTCGGAGGCTTACGCAATATGGGCAATCGTGAACTACCTAGCCGATCCAGAGAACACAACAGTCCTTGCTACCTCCACAACAATCAAGGCATCCAAGCAGCGTATCTGGGGTAAGATTACTAGGTATTGGGGAGTATGCGAACAGTTAGGTTTGCCGGGGCATCTTGTGGATTCGGAGAATAAGATCAGTTATGTAGGAAAGGATGGCAAGCGTTCTGACTTGTCTGGCATTGTTCTTATCCCCGGTGAAAAGAAGAAGGAGCGTGACGCTACTGGCAAGATGCAGGGTATCCACAACAAGAATGTTATCTTTGTTGCTGACGAGTTATCTGAGCTATCTGAGGCTATTACAGAGGTTGCATTCTTCAACTTGTCCAAGGGTTGCGAACGCTTTCAGTTCATCGGAATCTCCAACCCTGCCTCGTATGTGGATGCGTTTGGAAAGTTCGCCAAGCCTAAAGATGGATGGGAAACTATTACTGTTGACGATGAAGAATGGGCCACTTCCCGTGGAGTATGCTTGCACTTCGATGGGTTGAAAAACCCAAACATGATAGCCAAGAAAAAGATTTATTCTTGGATGGAGGGTCCGCAGGATTTCGAGAAGATTCCAGAAGAGGCTAAGAATACATCCTCGTTTTGGCGAATGTATCGTGGCTTCTGGTGTCCTGCTGGTATTACAGATCAGATTTATTCCGAGGTCGAGATACTTAACTCTAAGGCTACCGACAAAGCCGTATGGCTTGATAACGAGAAAACCAAGGTCGCATTCCTCGATCCATCCTTCACTAATGGTGGAGATAGAACGGTTCTTTACTTTGGGACGGTTGGCAAGCTGGCAGAGCCACATGGATACAAGGGTCTGCAATACGATGAGTTCTTGGTCTTCCAAGAGGATGTCACAGACCAATCCATGACTCGTTCTCAGCAGGTAGTTCAATGGTTCCGTAATGAGTGTCTAGCTAGGGGTGTTCAGCCTCGTAATGCAGGATACGATAAGTCCGGCGCTGGTGGTCCTCTAGGTGACTTTATATCCGTTGCTTGGTCAAAGGATGTGTATGGCTTGCAATTCGGTGGCAGGGCTTCAGAAAAGCCTGTATCGGCATACGATCCAACCCCGTCACACGAAAGGTATGTCAACTCGGTTTCTGAGATTTGGTATTCCTGCAAGGAGTATATGCGGACTGGTCAAGTCAAGGGTATCGGCGATGAGTTGATGCGAGAGATGTGTATGCGGAAACTTGATCCTAATGGAGAGAAGAACCTAGCATTACGCATTAAGGTTCTGCCTAAGTCTGAGATGAAACAACGATTCGGCATATCTCCTGACATTGCAGATGCAGGGATGGGACTACTCGCCTTGGCTAGAGAGAGGCTTAACCTAGACAGCAGCACCGCTACAAAGGCTCTTAATCCTAACAATAAGTCTGACTCTAAAGGCTGGAAGCAAGCCTTCAGTAAGTTTAAGGCTATTTATGGTTAAACAATTATGTTTTACAAAGAACAAGTTCAATGAATGCCTCGACATTATTTGACTCGATAAATGTCTGATCAATATTCGATCCAAGACTGTAATCGTAATTAGTATCTACAAGCATTGCTCTTTTTGCGTAGCAGTGTGGTTTCAAGTAATCCAAGAACTTATAGATATTCACATGATACTTTGCTGGACTCGTTTCATGCGTGAAGCTCCAAGTGCTTTTGTGGTCTGGATTGTATCTTGAGGGCCATTTGTTTCCTTCATACAAATCCCAGTCTGGAATAGACACGATTAGGTGTCCTCCTTTTCTAACAACTTTAATCCATTCCAGTATAGCCTCAAATGGATTATGCATATGCTCAAGGCATTGAGAAGCGTGAAGATAGTCGAATCTATCAGTAAAGTATTTCGATAAATAGTTTGCATCTCCGTGTTCCATGTCAAATGCAATGCAAGTGTTGTATAGAATCTTGTCGCTTCCGCATCCTACATCTATTCCCCGTCCATTGAATATATCTTGCCAGTTAAATATACCAAGGCGGGTTTCCTCCATCCTTCTCCGCATTGCCTTTCTCGCTTCGTTCATCCGATCAGTTCCTTTACTTTCTGTATGGATACAAGCAATCGTTCTGTAATTGGATCAAGAGCAACGAAAGGAAGCGTCTCTGCTACAACCATCTTTTCTATCTCAGATTTAGGCTTCTCCATCCCCGCTGATTGAGCCTGAATTACCAGCACATCAATTGAGTAACTATTTAATGTTTTCCCGTTTATAGTTAATCTCCAACCGCCGCTTGGGGTATGCGCTTTGTCTATGTGTCGTTCTGGAGTTTTGTCCGAAACTTGTATGCGTTTTTCTGACAAAACTGTGTCAATCTTTCCATCGTAGCAAAATGTAGCATTGTCTCGTTTATAGATACAATCCGGAGTCCATAAGCAGACTTCTTGTATCGTCCGATGCTTTAGCCCTTCAGCTACACAATTCGCTGAACTCTGGTTCCCGATAAAGCATTCCGAGCTATTGATAGCAATCGCTAGTTCAAGGTAATCCTTAACGATTAATCTCTCAACCTTACCAAACCTTTTGCAAAACAACTCATACTCGCTATCGTGTCCAACAAAAAGAATTGATTCACTGATTTTATCAACTATTTCTTTCCAAGGAAATAACGGATTAGCGTATCTATTCGTCTTGTTAACAATAACCCTGTCTTTGAACTTCTTATCTTTCGGACAAAATAGCCATTGCTTATTTAAATCTGTATGCTGTTTTATCCATCTAGCGTGTAGCTCCGCAAGAGGAACCCCGTATGGATGCCCATTCTTTCTAAAGTCAACGAATGATTTATCAACATTGTAAAGCAACTTATGCCCACACTTCTTGATGTATGGCTGGCATTCAATGAGCGGCCTTAACATCTTGAGTGCAGTTTGATTATTCTGAATGTAGTAGTTCCCGCCACCCGCTGCTTGGACTGATGCCAAGCTAAGAATAATATCCCCTAAATCTCGTTCATGTAAAAAGTTCATTAACTATCCCTTCTTCCAGCAATAATTTATATCGTCAAAATCTTTCTTAATCTCTTCGCTTAATCCTTTTCTCTGGATGTCAACTGGAACATGGACAGCAGCCGTTAGAGAACAACTGCAAACTAGGCAGGCTCCAAGCCTATCGTCGTATCGTGTCTTTCTTTTGCCTATAACGCCATGTATTAGCGTTAGCACCGCACCCATGCAAGCACCGCAAGAGAACTGCAAAGTCGTGTTAAACGGGCAACCAACGCAAATGCCAGCCCTTCTATCAGCTTCCTCCTGAGATACGAAGGCATCCTTGCCGGATAAGGTTGATTGCGCCCAGATTCGCATCATGTTCAAGAACGAAAGAACGGCAGTCAAAGATAGCCTTCTGCGGGTTACTTTTTTAGAGCTATTCGGAATGCACTTCGATCCCCAGTTTGGATTCTGTTTACACATTTCGGATAAGAATTCTTCCTCCCAGTTTGGAGACAGCAAAATCCCATTAGCGTTGCAGTGGGATTTGTATGCATTGGTTATCGCTCGATAGTCGTAGTGTTTAAACTCAACCCCAGTTTGTGGAACTTTAATTCTCCAGTTCCCAGCAGGGGAACTAGACTTGTCTATCAGTTCATATTCGATCATTGTCTCATGCGCTTAACCGCTTGGACTGCCATATCCGATGCACCCTTAACTTTAAAGTCACCAGCAGAGTAGCCTCTTGCGTATTTTTCAAGCTCATCATCGTAATCGCTTGGCTTCATTCTTTCAAGTTTTGATCTGTTTTTAAACATTCGATCCGACATTACTTTCCCGTATTCACGGACATATGACTCAAACTCATCGTCAGTAAGTATGTCTCCGAATCTCTTTTGAGCATTTGTTCTTGTTGGGATTGAGGGTCCACTACCTTGCTTTAGAATAAGCTCATTGAGTTCATTCATCGGTGTATTTTTCGGGAACGAGAATACAACAGGAACTCCGAGCTTAAATAGCTTGTCGCCCCAGTCATCAGCCCTGACTGGTTGACCTAGAGCGTTAAGAGCTTTAGCGCCCATCCACGGGCCAACAATCGGTGTGTTTGCGTAGATAGCTCCCTCGACAGAAGACCTATCGACTGGATCGTTTATGAAATCAGTAATGTTCCTTGCGACAGATGTTCCAAGAAGTGGGATAAAGGTTTTTCCAAAGTATCCAGCTTGACTTACAAGTTCCTCGGTTACTCTGCCCTGTTTAGATGCGTCGAACAGTGGCTTGGTAAAAGCGGCATACGGGCCTCTCTGTGCAAGAGCAAAGAATGATGATCCAAGCATAGATGCCATTGCGCTTAAATCTTCAGGCTCTTTCTTCGTGTCGTTCTGCTTCTTCTTAATTTCCCAGTCATCCATAGCTCCAGCAAGCATGATTGGGAAGAATAAGGCTTCACCACCACGCCCGATG